ACGACAAGCTCGATTTCAGACCGGAAATGCTTCGTCTCGGCACCAGATCCGAGAACGGAAAGGACGCACACGACAACGGTAAGTATGACGGCACTCTGACCGCGAGGCAAAAGTGTGAATCGTACATCGATGGCGTCCTGGAGAAGGAGCACGAATCGCAATGTGACGCAGTAGAATATTTGCGAATGATTGGTCACAAGAAAGCGTGTGAAGGTAATATCAGCCATGCATTGAGTGGCACAAAGAAAAACGGAAGTCCCAAGATTCGATATGGCCGCACATGGGTGCTCGTTTAAGAATTGATTCGCGACAATAATATGAATTTATACATAACCGAAGCAAATTTAAAAAATATAAATTGCGAATCATTTGGAATCATGTAAAAACCTATCGAATTCATCGGGATCCAAAAAACAGAGCCTTCGATTAGTGCTGGACCAAGATTTTTTTGTATTTTTTTATACACATATTTGCTAGTTTTATTCAGTAACACACAATCCCATATTATTGCCAACGAAATATTAATAGGGGCAAAACAACATTGATTGACCATCGTTTTTTGTACAACTGTGGGGAATGTATTTCCTCTAAAAGTATTGCCGAGCCATTTAAAATATTGCATTTGCGGAAATGAACTCCACCATGCATATGATGCAACCCTAAGTGTTCGTTTCACATCGTATCGACGTTTCGATCTCCTTTGAATTGCGTAATCGACTCCGACTGCGATCGCGGTAGACGCAAATGCCGCTCGATGCACATTCATATACTGTATTTATCGATATTATTTAAGTTGTTATTAATTTGCGTACGCGAGGCCAGCCATGCCCGACATTATTCTGAGTACGTTATAGTTAACCGCAAAAATTTCGAGCGTATTCAACATTGTATTGTCAGTGTAAGTTTGCGTTTCGTCGGTATATGTTTGCGTGTGTGTCGGTCTATCGATCACCGCCGCTTTTGTCGTAAATTTGATCATCGAATTATCGACGCGAGAAAAGTTCATGGTACCTCTTTGGGTCATTCCGATACGATCGTGTAATCCAAAATTATAGGTATATATTCCAGCGGAAAGCGGCATCCCGTTCATCGAGAGCCACGGATTCGCAGTCTGAAAGTAATTTCCACGACGAGTGGCAAAACGTTCATTTCCATCGATCACGATCGTAGCGGTTTGAATGGGCGCCGCCGTGTTATCGAGCGTATCGCCAGGCAAACATGTAAATCTTCCATGAGTCGTATCACCGGGCGTTAAAATCCACGTGATGTTTTTCACTGGATGATTCAGATTCATGTACGATTTGTAATTTCTATTGCTCGAATCAAGTGTCACCACAGATTTTTGAGTTTGTAATTGAGTGATGACATATTCGTGGGGATTTTTGGCAAACCACAAACGCTCTGGAGAATCGAGGAAAACATAATCTGCATATATTCTAAGTTTGGGAGTAAACAAAGTGTCGATCCCGGTAATATCTGATCCGTTCGTGAGCTTGAGACGAAACTCTACTTCGTGATATTGCAACGCAATTAGCGGAAGTGCCAGTTTAGTATTCCAAGCATTATTGAAGAAAAATGGGATCGGAACGTAAAAAGTTCTTTCTTGTCCGGAAGTTTCTACACCAAAGTTTGTCATGTTATTGTACGAAGATGTCTGCGTATTATCATAATACATCTGAGAATATACTCGAAGCCAGTTGTGCGGAATGAAATCGATGCGCTGACCGCCGATCAATAATTCGATCCCTTCGAAAAAGTGCTCGGCTGGATAAAACGGGCGCGGATCCGTCACAGAGCTAGGACCTCTCCTCAATGTGAGTTCCATCATCAATCCAGTCACGAGATCGCCAGATCGAGAGAGGATGAAACTGACCGATTCTCCATAATTAACCGAACCGACTATATTTTGTTCGATGCTTTCGAGAGAGAACAATTTTCCGCGATTGTACTCGGATTTCCACAAGGACGCATTCGGCTCTCCAATCAACGCTACATCTTGGGCACCGATCGAAACGAGTTGAATCAGACCGCCTCGAGACATTATATATAATTAATATATTAAAATATTATATTTATTGTAATTATATCACGATGGGATCATCAGGTGAATTCAAACAGAATTTACTTACGTATGCAGGAATCGATTCCGACGAGGGCACGATACTATTAAAAGGAAACGCAACGTTCCTAGGGAATAATTCATACTTCTACGATCTTGCAGTTGGAAATCTCGTGGTCGGAAATGTGGAATTACCCGTGATGAACTCATTGTCGGTAGAAGGCAATATTCAAACATCTAATGGGTACTTCATAGGTAACGGAGCGCTGCTGTCCGGAGTCACATCGACATTGCCGTCCATCATGACCTCTGACGTCCGTGGAAACGTCATCGGTTCTTATGCAAATGTTACCACAGTAATAGCAGGAGGCCAAGTGAACGCCCTCGGCAACGTGGTGGCACCGTTTTTCATCGGTAACGGATCTCAATTGACCGGGTTGCTTTCAGGGCTTCCATCCGTAGCCAATATGGACATGCTCGGAAATGTCATAGGTTCTTACGCCAACGTCGCGACCGTGCTGGGAACTACCGGCAATATAGGGAGCGTGCGGTTTGCGGGAGGTCAAGTGAACGCTCTCGGCAACGTGGTGGCACCGTTCTTCATCGGTAACGGGTCTCAACTCACAGGCATCTCTCAATATGTTCTTCCTGCGATCGCCAACATTGACATCCGTGGTAACGTCATCGGCAATATCATCACCACTGGAGCCATCACCGTGTCTGGAAGTGCCACCGTTGCAGGAAATGTAACGTCGGGTGGATATTTCGTCGGTAATGGATCTTACTTGACGCTCGGCGGTTTATTGTTGATTCCACAAGGAAACGTTGCGAATGCCGCGGTTCGTCTGGCGCTCAACGTTCCTCCCGGAGCTCTCATCACTCAGACGGACAACGGCATTCAATACTTGCTCACGACGGCTCCAGCGAGTTCGAACGCGAATTGGTTAGAGTTCACGGGAGCGAACTTCCCGGTTCCAAGCGTGTTCGGTAGGACGGGGGCGGTAACGGCGGCGCCCAATGATTACAAAGACTCGTTCATCCAATTGTCCGCAAATGTTGGTACGGCTACCACGTCCAATTACGTAAGCGACGCTCTCGCATATCTGAACATAAACAAGGCGAACCTCGTGAACGGTAACGTAAACGCAAACTTTTTCAACGGAGACATTCGCGGTAACGTCGTCGGTTCTTCTGGTAACGTGGGCAACGTGCGGATGGCGGGAGGCAATATCGCATTGAGCGGACAAATCAACGCACTCGGCGCAGTCGTGGCACCATATCATAAAATAGACGACACTTTTTATCTTCAATTACAAGCCAATAACTCGATTATCGGATTCGATGCTAATGACTATTTTGAGTATGTCAGATCGGTAAACAGGCTCGACCTGAATATATCAGCTAATACCGTGGCGAGATTCGATGCACAAGGAACATTGAACATGCTTGGAAATATTACGGCGCCGTTTTTCATCGGCAACGGTTCTCAACTTACGGGGATAACTGCATTAAGTAGTTTACCGGATAACGTGAGTCGTGACATCCGCGGAAATATCATCGGTGCGTACGCGAATGTTACTACGCTGATAGCAACCACCGGGAACATTGGAAACGTAAGAATGGACACGGGTGTTATCACAGCACCGCGTTATACGGTAGATGGTAATTACTACTTGACTTTGTCGGGCGGTAACCCTATTGTAAATTTGGATGCGTTCGATTACCTTGGATACAACCGGGCAGCTAACTCGCTTTTCCTGTCTGTGGGAGGTAACACCAAAGCAACGTTCGACGGAGAAGGGAACCTGCTTCTAACAGGAAACATTAATGCGGGTGATGGAAATTTCTCAGGTAATGTTAGAGCAATTACGGGAAACATAGGAAACACCAGGTTCCTCGGGGGAAATGTAGCAGTAAGCGGGCAAATCAATGTTATCGGAAACGTCGTAGCACCCTTCTTCATTGGTAACGGGTCCCAATTGACCGGCATTA